CCAGCAATCTCTCTCCATGTAATACATTTCCGTTGCTGTTCCTCCGTACTTTCTAAGTGTAACACCGTTGTTATAAAATGTCAAGGAATGTTTTGCCATTAGTAGTCCACCTTCTGTATTGTTTTAGGTCTGTGTTCCGTCCAACCTCCGTTAGGGGTCCACGTCTCTTTCGTTTCCGAATCGAACACCATAATGTTGTAGTCTTGTAAGAATAAATTGAACTCTTGCAATGTCTCCATATCCGGCTCTTTTAGCAGTCGTTCTACGTCCATCCAATGGTCTGATGTAAATACAATGTCACCAAAGTCCCCGTTTGGGTAGTACTCTACTGTGTGGAATACCCAGTATCTGTGAAATAGGTCTATTTCTAAAAATTCCATATTGTATCTCCTCCTTATGATTAAATAATAGCATAATATTCCATAGATTACAAGAGAAAATAAAAAAAAACTTAGAAATTAATCTAAGTTTCTCTTCATTAAGAACTCACAGCCCATCGTTTTATATGTGTATCTATTTTCCCATTCTTCTAATCTGAACCATTTTAGTTCTGTCTCTTTCGCGCCACAACGCGGACAGTTACTCTCTACGGTAAATAATACCTCTATCTTCTCCTTAGTATACCCTCGAGATATTCCTAGAGGTGTAGGTTTCCAAGGTCTAACATCTCCACGTTTATGCCCAAACCATTTGCATAGTAAACTCATCGTATCATACCCATATTAATTAGTAGACTAATAACATTTATTAACGACATTGCGAGCATAATAATCTTACTTGTAGTTTCTAAGTAATCGTATTCTGCCCATAATACGAACAAGCAAGCGATAATCGCTAAAATGTTTAGTCCGCAAATAACACCTACAGCGCTCATTTTACATCCTCCTCAAACATAATGGTTTCATCTAATCGAATCACAAATGATTTAGTAAACTCGTAGTTGAAGAATTTTAATGTCTTATTATCATCTTCTAGTAAACTTTCGATACTAGACTCGTACTCATGATATAAGCACAACTGTTCTCCGTTCTTCATATGGATTAACACATATTTAGCTTTGTGTTTACGAGCCTCTTTTTTACTTAAAAGCTCTACAGTAATTCTATTATGTTCCATATCGTAATCCATAGGATAGCTCGAATCCCATCCTCGCGAACTCTTTTCTCTTAGCGTTTTGTTATCGAAGAAGAATGATTTAACTTTCGGCCCTCCTTCCTTCTTGATAGGGTTATCTACATGAACTACTATAACATCGTCATCAATGTTAACAACTTTACCATCTACATATGTTGCTCCATTGTATCTTTCATAAAATCTAATTACCGCTTTATCGTGAACCTTAAACATTATATCCAGCTCCTTTTGGTAGAATCACATATTGTTCCCAAAATAGGTACAGGTGATACGATAACAGACCGAACATAGCTAATCGGTACTGAAATGGTGTGTCTACAAAACTAAACGTACAATATAGAACAGTTATTAAAATCATACCAACCTTCATTTTCATTGATGTGTTATATTCAATCATGGTCTCACCTTCTTATTTGACTTTACTAGAATTCCAATGTTCTTAAATACAAATACATTCTCTTCAATCGTAGGTGTTCGCAGCATAATGCTATTGATGGTTCCTTGCTTAATTGTACATTTACCTAGTTGCTTGTATCGTGCATGTCTTGTCATTATTAACCTTCCTTTCTACTAACTTCATATGGTAGTAATGTGGATATTATCGTACTGATACCTAGCGCTACTAAGTATTTCGCCTTAAAATCATCTGTTATAATAAAGAAAACGGATAATGTCCCTACTGCATCACATATTTTATAAAGTAGTGTACCTGCAATGTCTCTCATTAGTGTTTCACCCCTTTCGCCTGTGCAAATGCCTCTTCCATCTCATTTAGAACGCGAGGCTCGTAGTGTCGTTCACTTTGAATCTTTTCAATGTTACGTAGCTGAGCTAATAAATCTCTCATATCTTTAGCAATGTCATTATTCTTGTATTTAGCCATTAATAGTTTAATAGGTTTTGTTGCTTCAATAAGTTCCTTAGCTACACGACGACGCTCTGCTGCTCGTCCTAGCTCGTCCCATTTAGCTGCCTTCTCTTCTACCGTTTTACCTTTACGTAAAAACTCTGCGTCATGGAACATGTCTTGACGGATTCCGTCTAAGTGCTTAACATCGTCTACTGCACAATTATGAGCCTTAGGGTACTTATTGAAGATGTTCATTGCGCCTG